GCAGCAAATTCAGTCATGTCGTACTGCCCAGGATGTGGACGTATTTGAATTTGCCGATTGCTTACTGCTCTAATTTGTTGAATTTTTTCACTTAGCCATGACATGGGATTCAATGATTTCATTGCAAAACCGCCATCACGTTGCATACAGATCAAAATATGTCCATCTTTTTTTGTTTTTATAGGTTTTAATTGTAAACCAAGACGTTGACTTATCTCAATCCATTTTGTAGCATCACTGTTTTGATTGGCGTATTCAGCATGATCATAAAATGGACCACCAATACTGTACCGTAAGTAATTGCTGTGGTTATCAACATACTTCCAACAACTTGCATCTATGCACATGGTGTGATTGCTAGATCGACGTTGCTCAGCAATGATTTGTTTTCTTAATGCAATATTGCTACCACCTGTGTTTGTAGTTGCCCAACCCAACATCACTGCCAGAGGGCTGGGAGTATAACGATGTTGCCACTCTACTACCACTGATCCACCAGCGGCCCTGACCCCTTCAGCAAAACTTTCCAAACACTCAATCTTTCTTGTGTTTTTGTGATTGCGAACGTTGGCCACTGAACTGATGTAAACAACGCAGTCAACCACCTTGCAAGATTCTCCAGGCAGTGCCGTCACGCATTTCTGTTTCAGTGAACTGAGAGTAGGCTATATGATGTGCCCAGGCCCTAATTTCGTCAAGACTGGGTCGGTGAATTTTTTCTATCGATGCAATAGAAGTACTACACACCGCGGCTGCGGCATTGGGTCCAAGAGTGATGGCAGGTTTGCCATGTAATATGGCTTCGCCGGCTGCAATGCTAGAGTATGTTATCAAACAATATATGTCTTGGTCCAAGGCCATTTCTATGGTATTATCATTGACTCTGACATTGCGACCTTGTTTGCGGCGTATCACAACTTCTCTATCAGTGTGCGCACCAATTTCTGCTAGAGTTTGTTCTAACCAAGTTTCCAAATCTATGTCGTACAGATTCAATAGTTTTTGACTGGGAGGTGCTAGTAATATTTTACTGCCATCTGCACGTACCTTTTTGAGTTGAACTCCTGTACGCTCAAATCTATCTGCAGGGCGCTCAATCACAGGGCCAAAATTTTGTACGTCATTTTTTGTAATTCTGTGATATAATTTTTTCTTGCCATTACCAAAGTATCCTGTATCGATATAATAAAAATCTTTGCCTCGGGCGCGGCATGCATTCATTTCTTTGCGTTTGGTAATTCCTCGCAACACTATTGGTGTAGAGGTTGTTTCTGTTTTGGTCCAGGTGGTTATCTGCCCACCACAACCGCGTATAAAACTTTCTAGTATGGGGTCGTACATGTAACCTTTTCTTTCATATCTGTATTCGCTGTCAATAGCATGCACTGCCTGTGTATCCAATGCACGAATTTTTGCAGCAATTGTATCAAAATTCATACCATAATAATCTCCTGCTGGATCTGCACGATATCTTATTATGTCGTAAAATATTTCACGAACTTCAGGCGGTAGCAAATCAAGTTCGTGCTGCTCTAACGGTGCTAATTCTTGTTCTTCATCCATGTTGTGTTCTCTGTTCGCAATAATTAGTTAGCAATCTTTCTTTGTGCCAATCTTCTGCAAAGTCTCCAGCGGCCGCAAACTCATGGAAACAAGGAGTGCCCAGGGTATAGTGTACCAGTTTTGCCTGCGGATTAGCATCATATTCAACATCCAACCAGTTCCATTCTGGGGGCAGTTCTCCAATGCGCTCATCTTCTAGCCAGGAGAATCTGTGCAGTTCCGCACCTGTTGACTTTTGCACAAACTCTGGTGTTAGTTTGCGGTTGGGAAAACTGTTGCAGTTCCATAATATCACACTGCTCCAGTTCTTTCTTGGATAGTCTTCGTTTTTGCTGCCAAGATACTTTTCAGCCATGCGTGTTTTGTAGTCGTGTTTGACCACCATGACATCGTTGAAAGGACTTTGTAGGTTCCATAGTTCCACAATATCGCCACGTAGGATCATGTCGCCGTCAATGAATATGGCCCAACCTCGATAGTCCATCAAGTGTGGCACAAGAAAACGACTGTAGATAAATTGATTGCTGCCATCGGTGTGTGTTTCATCATAGTCTCGGAACAAGTTCAAAGCCACAGGAACGATTGCCACTGGCTGACTGGCATGTCTAATGATTGAGTTCACACATGTATGATATGCAATGGCTTCTCTAGGATCGTATCCTACAAACACAGGAATTGGTTTCATTTCTTACGCTCAATATCTTCTTCAACACAGCGGTCGCCGTATTGTATTTCAATCAACTTTAGCGGTTGATCAGTTTCATTGCACAACTGATGCCATTCATTGACCTTGATAAATGTATGCTCATGCATGGTCAATTGGCATTTGACTTCTTGATCAGTGCTGGCCTCGTCCAAGGTGTACACTGTGGCTTGACCTTCGGCCACAAACCAAAACTCTGCGCGACTGTCGTGTCGTTGCATGCTTAGGCATGTCTTGGGCATCACAGTGAGTTCTTTGAGTTTGGTGTTGGCTCCTACTTCGTGCAGCACACGATAGTATCCCCAGGCTCGATCAGTCCGTGGCGTTTTCCATTCTGTCAGTATCCATGAACTTGAATTTATTTTGTTCTCGCCACCTACACCAAATTGAAAGTCCACGTCATCAAAAACCATTTCAGGTATGTTGTCAGCAGTGCGGTCTCCGCCATTGGCAAATATAAATTTGGTTCTGGGCACAGTGTAATGTGCTCGAGCAACACGTATGGCATCTATGGCGGTGTTGTCTGCATCATCGAATTCAATTACCTTGTCTATCATACGTAAATTTTCAATGATGGCTCTGCGTTCACTCATGGGCATGAACGGTCGACCTTTTTTGCGTGTGAGCCATGCGTCTGAGTTAATACCCACCACCAGTCTGTCGCCCAAGGCTCGGGCTGCTTCAAAGTAGGCAATGTGCCCGGAATGTAGCGGGTCAAACCCGCCTGTGACAATTACTATTTTCATGCGGGTATTTAACTGACATGATGCACACACCACCAAAAAGCCACCCAGGCTTCAAAAAAGAACAGTAGCAGAAAGATTTCCATTTCTGCTAAATCTTGCTGCCAGCGCTCTTCATCTGTCATTTTAAGTTAGTTTTATTTCCGCTGTGGCTCGTTTTTTGCCGCCAGCGGCTGACACCACATTGACAATTTCGAACCCGTCCACACCTATAAAATTAGTGTTGGTACCTTTGCATCGTATATCCAATATGATTCGTGTGTCTTTGTGCGAATGTCGCTTCATCAATTCAATGTAGGTCTTTACAGGATAGTGGTGTCCGCAACTGAGCCAAGAAGTTATCACATCAAATTTTACATCGTCAGGCAAATTGATATTGTTGGCATCAACTAAATGATAGTTTTTTGTACCAAGTTCTTGAAGTTTGGCATCTAAAAAGTCAAAACTGTGATAGAAGTACAATGAGTCTGCTGTTGAGTTCCAATTGCCGTAGGATGCTGTTTCTGGTTTGCTTGTGTTTTGTTGTTGATCGCCGTCTAATAACCATAGTTCGGTGCCATACTTTTCACCAAACCAACGAGACTCCCAGGCAAAACCGCAACCAATGTCTAGTAGTTTACCAACGGGTTGGGACAAATATGCATCAACTGTTTCAAAATTTTCTCGACGTTTGGCAATATATTTGTCTGTGGTCCATTTTCTAGCCCACTGTGCTGAGTCATCTGCACCTTTGTCTGGATTGTCTATGTATGAGTTCATAGTATTATATATGATCCACGCACCACCAAAATGCCACCCAGGCTTCAAAAAAGAACAAGAGAAAAAAGATTTCCATCTCTGCTAAATCTCGTTGCCAACATTCTTCGTCGGTCATGTTATACTGTGATGTCTTCCATGCCCGCTGTGCGCAAGCGAACCACGTGACCCATTTGCCACTGCTTGGTATCCAAGCCCTTCATGATACCCAACCAACGATTGCGTAGCAGCGCCACTTCGTTGATGATGGTTTCAAAGTCCACAACTTCTTCTTCACCATCCACGTACTTTTCAGCATCACGTGCTGTGAGCGCACGAGCATAGCCTTCAAGATACTTCTTGAAATGTCTGGTACGAATCTTGCGCAGTTGAATATTGAGAAAGTTCAACACAGCCTCAATCTCTTGAAGTTGGTTGAACCTGTGCTCAGTTATGCCTGGCAGGGCAGTAATATTCTTTTCTACAAGTCCGCCAATCTTGCAGTCACGTTTAGCGTCTGTGAGTTCTGACTCAAAGTGTGCAATGAAGTCAGGTATGTTGCTGAGATCAGCAACAACTTTGCTATACCACATTAGTAGTCATCTTCTTTGTTGTAGTTGTCCTCGTCATCAAATTCTTCTTCTTCCTCTTCTTCTGCATAATCCTTGTCATTGTCCAGGTATGCAGTCAAGGCTTTCTTGATGTCTGAATCGCCTTTGAAGGCATCTCGTATTTCGTCTACGTCATGGTCGTGATCAATAAGGATGGCCACAATACTTTCTGCAGCATCCAGTCGATCAACCACATTGACATATCGTTTTAACTCACCCCAAATTTCGCTTGCTACTTCTGCTGACATTTTTTATTCCTCCGTTGCGTCGGCTGTACTTACCTCTGTCTTGATGTTCTTGAAGTCCGTCATGACTTTGTCCAAGCAACCATCATCGTTCTTTTCCCAGGCTTTGCGGAACTTCTTGATAATCTCGCCTTCGCTGGTGGTAAACACCAAACTGTTGCCTTCACGTTTGAGCATTTCTTTTTTCTCAATCAGGTCCACCAAGCCACTGTAAGGGCTCATACCTGTTGTGTACGGAATCTTGACCTGCACACCTTCAAAAGGTTTGGCATAGCGTGTTTTCATAACTTTACAGCCTGCACGAATACCATTGACGTCTGACACTTTGTTGCCGTCCTCGTCCTCTTTGAGCTTCATCTTCTTCATGGCCACCACAATTGAACTGGCGTAAATGAAACCTTGACCGCCGGAGATTTTATCATCAGGGTCAAACATATCCTGTGATGCGTATGTGTGGTTGGTACAAACCAAGCCCACATTGTAACTACCAAACATGTTCACACAGTTACGCACCAAGGCAGTGAGTGCTTTGGGTTTACGGCCCAGGTCGCCCTTCATTTCACCAGCATCAAACTGGTTGACGTCTGTGGGGGTCAACAACATACCCAGT